TCCGGATACCGCGAAGCGCCCCAGCCTTGGTTGTGTAGTGGAAAGGTGCGCCCACCGTCTCACGCATCCCGTCTCTCGTCCCAACCACCACGACGTGGCGAACGTACCAGCCATCCGCATCTTCACGGAGTGTGGCTCGGTGCCCGTTGCACACCACCGTGATCAACTCGCCGTCTGAAAACTGGAGCGTTCTCACTGTTGGCTCTCTTCCACGCTGATCCCGGTGCAGTACTCCAGTTCCGCGTCCGTCCACCCGGTGCAGGATTCCAGCGCCCAATAGAGGAGGAGTGAAACGACGATGACCCAAAACGCGGCTTTCATGAGTGGTCCCAATCGGATGCTTCCAGGAACACGATTGGCTTCCCGTGGGCCATCGTGTCTCCCGGCATTTCCTGTTCCTCGGCCCACACCGTCTCGATAAGCTTCTCCCTGTCGCCGTCCACCAGGATCCGCACTTCCGCGTCGTCTGGCTGCTCCGCCAGCTTCTCCCGCAACTCTCGAACGGTCATTCGGTGTCCCCCTGTTGGTGTTGTGTGCGCTTCGCTTGACCAATACCCCCGGTTTCCCGGGGGTTTCGGGGAATGACCCCATCGTCAGTTGGCCTGTTTGGGTGGCTTGCGCTCCACCTTCGTGCAGGGGCAGTGGTCGCACTTCCCCACTCCCCATTCGTGCTCCGCCGGCCGGTGCCCGCAGACGCACTTCCGGGTTGTCTGCCTCACTTGCGAGCTCCCCTCTTCCTGTTCTCTTCCTGCTGCTTGCGCTCGTTGGCCAGCCGGTCTGGGTGCACCCGGGTCTCTTCCGTCTCCCCGTCGGGGTCCGTGTCTTCCTCGCTGTGGTCGGCGTGGCCCGACTTGGCGTCGGCCTTGCGGTGCTCGCGCTGCTTGGCCCGCTGGCGGGTGGTCCGGTTGTGGTCCGTGCAGCAGCTTTGGGCGTCCTTGGTGTCCAGGAAGAACCCGATCACATTCCCCTCTTCGTCCAGGATTGTGGTTGCTTTCTCGAGTCTGGCGAGATCTGCGTTGGTGGCTGCTTCTCCCACTTGCCACAGGGAGCGCACCGTTACCGCGAACGTCGTCGTTACCTGCTTCGTCATTGGTCTGTCTCCTTTGGCTGCCGTTTTCCCCTGGGCTTCGCGGCCCGGCGACCGGCGCCGGCCGACGACGAAGCAAGCGCCGTGCCGCTGGCCGAGCCTCGCGCGAGTAGGCCAAGAAAACCCCTCAAGGGCAAGTAAAACATAGCGTGGGCTATTGAGTCAAGTACGGGGCATTTTACGTATAGACTTCTACGCGCGAGGCTTGCGGCTCGCCATGGCGCGGCGCAATGGTCGGCTGGCACGCCGCTTGCATTCGCCCCATGGGGAAATAGGAGCATTGCGCCGCGCCATGGTCGGCTGGCACGGCTCTTGACGACGCAAGACTCGTGCCATGACGCGTCGCGGCGTCGCGTGACGCAGCGCGGCAGGGCTTCCGGTACTAAACGAGCGTTGAGTATTGGGAACGGGAGCCTGAGACGTGTCTGATTGTCGTGCACTAATCAGGCGTTGAGTGCGTAACGAGGTGTTACGCATGAATGGGCGCTGGGAGTGGGTCAGACGTCGGGGTCTGATTGGCCTGTTACGCATCGTTACCCCTACACGCGAGCCCTCTCTCTCCGTCGGGGCGTGACGCAGCGCGGCGTCTCTCCATGACGCAACGCTTCTTTTTTTCTTTTGAGAGAGAGAGAGAGAGAGAGGGGGTAACAGTACGTAACACCCGTGACACGCCGCTCGCGACGCGGGTCGTCGTCGTTCTGGATAAGCGTAACGCGGAATCATTTCAATCCAGAACAGCGCATTCCACGATACTTGACACGAGCGCTCTGTCGTGATCTCATCAGGCGGGGTGAGTCACGCGTGACTCATATGGTTGTGGGCACGGAAACGGGCAACGGGGTCGCGGGCTGCGGGCTGCGCGAAGCTCGCCGCGCGCTCCGGTAAAAATAGAAAGGGCTATACACATTGGCCACACGGGAAAAAACACAAAGGTATAGTATAGGGGGCCGAGGGTCCCTCCTCCATAGGAGATTGAGGGGCGTTTTTCGTCCCCGGTACAATTTCCCTGTTTCCTCCCAGAGGAACCCGCGTGGCTGACATCCCTGGTTTGAAGCCTTTCCAGACCAAGGCGGTTCGCGGGCAGCTTATCCGTGATTCCAAGATTGCCAACCCGCGTGGCGTTTCTCGCTCCGCCAAAGCCCGCCTACAGAAGGAAGCCGAGCGCGACTTATTTGCGCGTACGGCCCTGGTCAGCGCTGGTTTCCGCAAGGCGGATTTATCTTTGGCCATGTCCCGCGTGCGTCAAGCCCTCTCGGCCACCCAGATCAAAGTGGCCTATGACCCCCATCAAGTGGTTACTAGACCTGATGGGTCCTCCACTACTGGTAAGTTCGTGCAGTCCAATCCTTTCGTGGACCACCGGACACGCCTGGCCGCTGCGGATATCGTCATGGGTATGATCCCTGGTATGAAAGCGCCCAAAGATGACAGCCGCACCGGGGACCTCACGGTAGAGGTTGTATTGGTGGCCCCGGACGGGACCAAGATGGGGGTCAGGGTTGGTTAATTGGTTTTGGCTGGGCGTACTTCTAGGGCTCGCCCTGTTGGTGTTCTGGCTTGTCTAGGCATACAGCGGCAGACCGATTGAAGACGACCGCCATCGGGAAGCCCACCATATCCGTCCCCTACGGCTTCAACATGCGCTCATACCAATATCTGGCCGCGCATGCCTTGGATAACGGGTGTAAGCGCGCGATGACCGTGTGGCACCGTCGTTCTGGGAAGGACATCTTTTGGCTCAATCAAGTAATAAAAGCGATGGTGCACAACCCGTTTTGCGGGACGTATATCTATCTCTTCCCGCACCTAACCCAGGGCAGGCGGGATTTGTGGGATGCAAAAACGAGTCCGGACACTGGTGGGCGACCGTTCAGGTCATTCTTCCCGCCCTCCCTGGTAATGGAAAGCTCCGAGACGGAGATGCAGATAACCCTCCGCCCTATGAGGCACCAGAACGCGCAAGCGATAAGTGACGGAAGAGGAGGAGAGAAGCGAGTAGGGAGCGTGTTTCAGGTCATGGGCACCGACCCGGAGTCCTTGGAGAACATCCGAGGGATGAACCCCGTATATGTGGTCTTCTCGGAGTACGCGGACCACGAGCCGGGGGCCTGGGATACGGTTATCGAGCCGATGCTCCTGGAAAACAAAGGTGTGGCGGGGTTCAACTGCACACCAAAAGGGAAAAACCACGCGTTTACCTTATATAACTATGCGGTCGGTGCCGATGATTGGTATGCGGACCTAAGGACGATCGAGCAGACGCGGCGCGATGCGGAAGGCGAGGATGGAAGCCAGATCGTGACGGCGGAGCAGATCGAAGGACTGCGCGCGCGTGGTACGGCCGAGGAGATCATACAACAGGAGTATTACTGCTCGTGGGACGGGTATCTCCGGGGGACCATCTTTGGTGACCTAATCAAGCTGGCGATGAAGGACGGGAGGATCGCACGTGTACCGCACATTACGGGCCTACCTGTTGGCACTATGTGGGATATTGGCCGTACTGACGGTACTGCTGTATGGTTTTACCAAACTCACGCTTCGGAAATTCGCTTCATTGACTACTACGCGGCGACGAAGCAGGGGGCCGACCACTTCGCCAAAGTCCTACGAGAGAAGCCCTACATCTACGGGAAGATGATCCTACCGAAGGACTCGCGTGTCAAGGGATTTACGGCCATGGAGTCCACGGAGGACTTCCTGCGGCGCGTAATCTGCCCGACTGTGGATGTGGTGGACGGCAACATATCCATACAATCCGGGATAGACATCACGCGCCGTCTGTTCTCGAGGTTTATCTTCGACGTCCACCATTGCGACACACCGCCGAACCCCACCATGCCCAGCGGGCTAGAAGGACTGCGGGGGTATCGACGCAAGTGGGACGACGACAAGAATGACTATTCTGGTGAGCCGATACACGACGCGTTTTCTCATCCCGCCGACGCGATACGAACCGGTTCTGTGGGTTGGACGGAGGGTTTGGACTTCCCTGGCATGCAATCGCAACAGGAGACGAAAGTAGAAACCTCGTTCGACCCCCGAATCCCTTTCGGCGTAGGGAGGCGATGATGAGTTTTGGTGGAGCCAAGCCCAAACAGCCAGCCCCGCAGCAGTTGCCAGCGGCGGAGGTAGCGCCGAAGAATGAGGACAAGGCCATCCAAGAAGCTGCGGCGGAGGCCGCGCGCAAGCGCTCCAAGTCCCGGGGATTTCGGTCCACCATACTATCCAAGGCGATGCCGGAGACTTCCCCGGCGCTGAAAGACACCCTTGGCAGCTAACGGCGAAAAGATCATCGCGCGGTACGGACGTATGAAAAACGACCGTGCCAACTTTGACTGGCGATGGGAAGAGATGGCCCCCTTGGTTGCGCCAAGTAGAATTGGCATCACCACCAGGACATCGGCCGGTGAGAAGCAATCAATGGGGGTCTTTGACTCCACCATGATGCAAGCGGCCGAGATGATGGCCATGTTCATCGCCGGCCACATCATCAACCCGTCTCAGCAGTGGTTTGGTCTGGAACATTCGGTCCCCGAGGCTAACCAAGAGGATGAGATCCGGGAGTGGAACGAGGAGTGCAGGGACCGGTTTTTCAAGAAGCTGTCCGCGTCCATGTTCTACGCGGAGGGACCTGAATCCTTGATCGACTACGGCGGATTTGGCACGGGCTGCTTGATGACGGAGGAGGCTCCCCCTCCCCCGAACCGAACCGTACGGGGGTTCCAGGGATTCCGCTTCTGTGCGCATAAGATCGGCCGTTACGTCATCGCGGAAGGCGCGGACGGGATGGTGGACACCCTGATGTATGAATTTGAGGTATCCTCCCGCGTTGCCTACGGCCTTTGGGGCGAGGAATGCCCGATGGCGATCCGGGTTGGTCACCTGGCCGAGCCCGACAAGCCCTTCAAGTTTGTGCACTCCATCTACCCCCGTCCTTCCAACGAGCAGGATTCATACGGTGGGAATAAGGGGATGCCCTGGGCGTCGTGTTGGGTGGAATACGAGTCGAAGAAGGTGGTCAAGGAGTCGGGGTACCGCGTGTTCCCCGCAGCGGTCCCCCGCTACCAGAAGACCCCGGGCGAGATTTACGGCCGTGGGCGCGGGGATATCGCGTTCCCGGACGCCTCAACCCTCAACACGGCCAAGATGATGGGCCTCGAGGATTGGGCACTCAAGATACGCCCACCAGTCATGCAAGCGGGTGACGCGGTGATGGGGACTTTGAAGTTGGTCCCTGGTGGGCCGACGCGCATCAACACCCACGGACGCCCGATTCAGGAAGTTATCATGCCCTGGCAAACCGGGTCCCATCCCGACCTGTCCCAGATCAAGGAAGAGGAGCTTCGCCGTACCATCCGGGAGATCTTCTTTGTGGACTCCATCCGTCAGTTGATGGAGACCCATAAGTCCGAGATGACCGCGCTGGAGTTTGCCAAGAAGATGCAGCTACTCTTCCGCATCATGGGTCCTGTTTACGGCCGCATGGAGTGGGAATTCCTCTACCGGACCATAGACATCGGCTGGGACTTGATGTACCATTCGCGCGCGTTCTCCCCCCCGCCACCCGTCATTGAACAGTTTGGCGGGGACATCAACATTACATTCAAGAATCCGATCGCCCTGGCCCAGAAGTCGGGCGACGCGGAGGCTTTGATGTTGGCCGTAAATGACCTGGCCCCCATGGCGCAGCAGTTCCCCCAGATGTGGGACCCGTTCGATCCGGACAAGATCGCCGCTGGTATCGGCGAAGTGCGCGGGGTGCCCGCCAAGTGGATGCGCAGCCAGAAGGAAGTTGTTGCGCTCCGTGCGGAAAGGCAAAAGCAGGATGAGGCACAACTTCAGATGGAACAGGTTGGGCAGGGGGCGGAAGCTGCTGGCAAGGTGGCACCGTTGGTTAAGGCGCTATCGGAGAAGGCGGGAACGGCGGCTGGGGGAATGGGTAGGTGAGCGAACCGGTCGATCGCAGCTTATACAGCCCTGGCAACCCGCGACGCGATAAAGGCGACCCGGGCGACCCCGGCACGGGGACTGGCCCTCCTGGGCCTCAAGGCCCCCCAGGTGATGAAGGCCCTCCGGGGCCCATGGGTTCACCTGGCACAACAGGATCTCAGGGTCCCCCCGGATCAACCGGTCCTGCCGGTTCAACTGGCCCCCCTGGTCCCACGGGTTCGGCAGGCCCCACAGGCCCCACGGGTCCTGCCGGTTCCACGGGTCCTGCCGGTTCAACTGGCCCTGCTGGAGCCCCAGGCCCTACGGGTCCCGCTGGCCCTTCAAGCGCTTTCATGGCATTTGGCGGTGTGGCTGTTCCGGTTGGTGTTTCGTTTCTTCGGTTTGACGATGCACAATCGGTGCAGGCAAATGCACAGTTTATTTTGCCTGCTTGCACGTTGATCGGTATACACGTGAAAGTAAGCGCAGCGCCTGTCGGGGCAGAAACGTTTGTTTATCGAGCCCTAAAAAATGGGGCAAATGCCGTATTCGGTGATATGACGATTACAGGGGCGGCTGTAAGTGGTCAACTCACCGGTTCAGTTGCGTATGCATCGGGCGATTTAATTTCCGTGCGGTTGACTATTTCAGCGGGTGCGGCGGTGGTCAACCACCAGGTCCTGTTGGTGTTTGGCCCATGAAAAAGCTTCTTCTGGACTGGTACGCGACGAAGTGGCAATTTTCCCCGCCCATCGCCCAGGACTTCCAGGCTGTGTTCGGGTCTGAATCCGGTAAGCGGGTAATGGCCTGGATGATGGATAACGTGTACTGCACGGTGTACACGGGGAACGATCCCATCGTCGCCGCTCACCACACCGGCCGTCGTTCCGTGGTACACGAGATGTTGGAGCTTCTGGACCAGATCGAGAACCCTCGGAAGGCGTATTTTAATCCCAAAGTGGAGGTTCGGTGATGGCGGAGGAGCACATCTTACAGTTTTTCAATTATAAGCACCTTCCGGTGGATCTCGGCACTGTCTCTAGGCCGTTCTGCGACATGGCCCACGAGATTGTAGCCACGCTGCCCCGCAACCCGGAGCGAACCGTCGCATTGCGGAAGCTGCTGGAGTCTAAAGATGCGGCGGTGCGGGCGAAGTTGGCCAAGGAGGAATAAATGGATTTCGACGACGCAACGCTGCCCGCGACGCTGACAGTTGAGCACGAGGGGAAGCCTATTCCTCTCCGCGACACGCCCTTTGTGAAGGAGGCCAAAGACCTTGGCTCCCTCATCAAGGGGGGATACGACGCGCACCGCGAAGTTGGTGCCCGCGTGCGGATCCCCGCCAAGGATAAGGCGGATGACGTCAAGGCGTTCAAGGGCAAGCTGTACGAGGCTGGCATCTTGGAGGCCCCTCCTGGTAATCCGGAGGAGTACGAGGTGCCGAAGCCGGAGAACCTTCCTGCCGGGATGTCCTGGAACGACGATATCGCCAAAGAGTTCCAGATCGTCCTCCACAAGCACGGCCTCCCGAAAGGCGCGGCCAAGGACCTGATTGATCTTCACGTCAAGGCCCTTGGTGGGCAGTCGGAGATCTTCAAGGGGACGGAGGAGGAAGGACGCGCGGCGCTCAAGGCGGAATTTGGCGAGAAGTACGATGGACTCCTTGAGGATGCGGGCCGTTTGGCGGCGACCATCTTCAAGACCCCCGAGGAGTTGGCCTTCTACGAGAACTCAGGTCTCGGGAATCACCCTCTGTTCCTTGGGGCCTTGATGCGCCTTGCACCCTTGGCGCGACAGGATTCATCCTTCATGCCAGACGCGAACCGACCGGCGGCGGGTGGCAGCGCGGATTCCGTGCGTGCGGAAGTCGCCGACATCATGAACAACAAAGCCAATCCGCGCAACGCGGGCTACTGGACCAAGGAGCCCGCCGTAATGGATTACATCCAGCAGCTGTACGAAAAGGCATACGGCAAGGGGACGGTAACCATTACGTAAGATGCCACTCACATCGAAGGGCCAGACGATCCTAGGTTCCATGATCAAGCAGTACGGGGCCAAGAAGGGAAAGTCGGTCTTCTATGCATCCATCAATAAAGGCACTGTTAAAGGTGCTGAGAAGGGGAAATAACGTGGCCGACGACGAATTGAAGGTCAA